TCGGCGTTGATGTCGAAATTGCTGTTGGCGACAGAGCGGGTATTGTTCAGCGCGTCGAGTTGGGAGGCATTGAAGCCGCCATTGTCGATGATGCCCTGATACTGTCCGGACAGCCCCAGGCCTCCGGAGTTGGCAGTCGCGGTGTTCTGAATGTTGTTCATGGCCTGGGTGGACTGCGACGACCACGGGATGACGGTCGAGTCCTTGAAGACCTCTCCACCCGTGCCATCCTTGTAGAGCTTCTGGGCCCCGCTGATGGCCGTGTTCAACGCTGGCTGCGCACCGGCCCATGGATCATTGGTGACGGTCTGTGTCGTCTGTTTGCTGCTGCCGGTCATGCTTCGACCCTCATTACGTAAGTCTGTCGGATTGCCTTGGGCTCATCGAAAATCTTGGCCCAGCCGTCGCGGCCTTCAGCCACGATCCGCTCTGCGCCGCCTGTGATCGCCATCTGGTTGAGGTACGTCTTGACCTGTTCCGCCCAATCCTTGAGGTCTTCCCCGACAAGCGAGAGAACCCTGAGAATTGCCCCGTTCGTCCAACGTTCGAACCGGACGACGCAGCCCATCTTCACGCCATGGTCATTGAAGACCACGACAAGGAAGGCGTTTCCCGATCGGCACATCTGCCAAAGTTCACCGCTTGAAAGGTCGTCCCCGAACCGTTCCGTCGCCTTGACGAACTTCGGACCCAGGGTCGGCCAGATGGCATCAACCTCCGCGGAAGTCGCGATCCCGATCTTCATCCGCGGGTAACAGCCAGTTCGATGACGACCGCCACGACATGCAGCGTGTTTGCCGAGGTCGCCGTAATCGCCAGCGTCCAGCCGTTCGGGATTGGGATTTCGTGATCCGTCAGAATGACCGAGTCGTTCGAGGGGACCGACTTCAGGTTATAGATCTTGACCGCAAGCCCGTTATTGTCGGTCAGCGTCAGGGTGAACGTCGCCGCGCCGCCACTGTCGTTGCAGACGGACAGGCTGTTCAGAAGGCCCCGGAGCTGCGCGCTGGTGCTGGTATAAATGGTCGTCGGGTCGGTCGTCGTCAGATCGAGGATAACCGGCTTCGGATTGCCGATCTGGGGGATGTTCAGGCTCATAGCTGCCCTGCCTGGCTGCTGTTGACATCAACAGCCGTGAGTGAGTTCCAGACGACACCCGCCGGGACTTTTGCCCGAAAAATGTGCAGTCTCGCATCCGTCCTGACGTTCGCCAGACCGGAGCGGGCGTTGGTGGACGTTTCCGCTCCCCATGTCGGCGAGGTGTCGTTGAAATCGTCCAGCGCGCCGCAGGTGATCGTTACCCCAACCGCATCGGTGATCGGCCGAACCGGATCAACGAACGTCCGATAACCGGGGCTCATCTCGATTGCGCCGGTCTCGACAGTTGCCGCCTGCGGAAGGCCAGCGAAGAAGCCGAAGCGGAAATCCTCGTCAAAGCCTGCGAAGGACGGACGCGAGCCACCCCATGCCGGACTGTCGAGTGAGAACGGCAATGCATCGATGCTGGCCGATATCGCGTCCAGATCCTCAAGCGTATAACCGGAAGTCGCGAACACGCCCAATCCGGTAACGAGCGTGTCGCTCTGGAACCAGCGATCGAGCTGCCACGAATAGCCGATGATGTAGCCATTGCCGCCGGCATCCGTGTACCGCCACAGGACCAGCTTGCGGAATGGATCGGAAACGCCTCTCAATTGCTCAAGAGTACCGTCGCCGGCCACTTCCTGAATCCATTTGTCCACCCGTTCCGCCCCGATCGGGGTTCCAGAGACGCCGCGGTAAAAGCCCGTGTCGGAATAGTAGACGAAATCCCCTCGCCCGATCTCCACCAGAGACAGAGGAGCTGTGCAGCCGTTCCCTTCCATGAAGGGCGAGAAGACGAACACAAACCCGCTGTCTGGCGCGAATGTCATGGTTCTGAAGCCGCGACGGAAGGCAAGAACGGCCCCGCTTCCGTTGGTGCTGACTGCCATCAGTTCTTCGCCATCCGGGAAGGAGTTGATATCGGACAGCTCTTCACCTGCCGTCCATTGCTCGGAATTGTTGATCCCAGACCACTGGATCGCGGACGGGTCGGTATCGTGATAGAAGAGCGCCACGAAATCGCCGATGACCTTGACAAACCGGGCTTTCGGTGGGCTCCCAGGCAGCGGCAGGAAAGCCGAGCTTGACCCGACATCGTAATAAAGAGCGCCATCGTTCAGGTTGGTTGCGATGATCCGAGCGCCGTAGAGGTCGAAGGACCAGTCATCCCCGTCAGGAACCGCATATGTCCCTGTCGAGACATCCGTCAAAGTTCCGTCATTGTTGATGCGAAATAGGCCCGTTTCAGTCCCGGCAATCGTCACCTGAACGCCGATTGCGGTTCTAGCCGTGATAACGCCTCTCGGAGCGGCGGACAGAGCGTCAGACTGTGGGGTCAAGGATGCCATCGGACCCCAGCCGTCAGCCGTTGGTACGACGTTCAGCGCATTGTCGGTGGATTTGGTGTTGTACGATGCCCGATCGGGCTCGAACAGGCCGAGCGGGATCCTCACGGCAGGCTTGCCCAATAGCGGGTGTTTTCGCCGCGGACCTGCAGCGCATTATCAACCGTCAGGGTGCCGCGCTTCTTCTGGGCATTCTCGCTCTTTACCTGGGCCTCGAAGTCCACAAGCATCTGTTGCCACATCGAGGCGCCCGGCATGTCCTTGACGTAGACATTCCCCCAGACGATCGACGCCGCCATGTAGAGGTCAGGATGGTTGGTCAGGAATTCATTCGTCGGCGCCGCGTCGGACAGGGCAAACCGGCCTTGATAGACGAACCGTGCCGCATATGCCTGGTCGCAGGGCCGGTCGAAGATGATATTCGTGCCCTGGATCGCCCATGCCCTCGGGAAACCGTTATCCGTCAGGATGCTGAACGAACCGTTCGGCTGCGGGTTGATCGCGTATTCTTCCACATCAGTCAGGAACAGGGATGTCGGCTTGATCATCGTTGGCGAAAGCGCCGAGATCGATATCGCATTCGAACCGATGGTTGCCGCGAGGACTGCCGATGTGGACACAGGCCCAAGCATCCGGTTCAGGCGCGCTTCGCCGAGCGTGATGCAATCCTCTGCCTTGGAGGCAATATCGCTGCGCGCCATCCAGTCGGAAATAGCGGCCTGCAATTCGCTGTAAGTGGAAATCGCCATTATCGGTTCCTCAGCCAATCACCGACGCAGCCGGTGAAATCAGGATTGCCGCCGGTATGGGTGAGCGTGAACGTCGGATCGAGCCAGACAGCACCGCCAACAGCGCGCCATTCATTGCAGAATGCGCCGTCCTCTCCGCCCCCTGGAGGGGCATGGAAAAAGGCATGCATCTCACGCTCGAAATGCTTGTAACCCCGGTTCGGGAATGCCTCTTTCAGGCGCTCGAAGACCTGACGGGAAAGAGCAAGGAAGCCAGCGGGGAGCGCCGCCACCTCTAGCAGGCCCGTTTCTGGATCTGCCCAAAGTTCCGGCTTGTCCAGAAACTGAACCGGATAGCCTTCCGGTTCTTGCTTGTAACGGTAGCAGCCGCCGACGAAATCAACAGGGTGGTTTGCAAGCTTGATCAGATCGCCGAGATTCCACGACACATCGCTGTCGATGAACACCAGGCGGTCATAGCCGCTCTCTAGGAAGTCGGCGGCAATCCGATCCCGGACGGTAGTAACGAGACTACCTCCGGGAACGAATTGAACCGACATGTCAATACCAGACAGCGCGGCCATAACCTGCTCATTGCAGAGAGACCGCGCTGTTTCGATCGTGACCTTGCCGTCATATGCGGGGACGGCAACGTATATCTTCATGCCGAGCCCTTCATGAGTCCGACACTGACAAGCACGGCCTGCATCGCGTTGCCCTGCGCCGCAAGGGTCGCAATCGCGTTCGCAATGATGGCCGAGTTGTAGGTGCCGGTCAGGGTCAGGATGCCGTTGGTCGGCGCCGCAGTGCCGCCGGAGGCATCGGTGACAGCGGCCTGGGCGGCCGCCGCCTTCTGTGCGATCGGGGTGACGCCGTAGAAGCCGATCTTGTCCGTGATGGACTGGCCGAGCTTCGTGCCGTCAGACCCACCATCGGAGAGCTGTTTTACAGTCATGGTTGTGATCCTTTCAGGTTATCACGCGGTGCCGGAGAGACGAACTGCCTGACGGCCGTCGATCGTCTTGGTTCCGTACAGCACGTCGAGGCGCCACATGCTTTCGTCGCTGATGCCGTCATAGACGGGGATGACGCGAACACTCGTCCCCTTGTAAGACTCACGACCGACATCGACAGCGCCCGGAGGGCTGATGAGCGGCACGGAAATCAGCGCGAAGGCCTTCTCCGTGAAGATCATGTTCTGGCGATAGGAGGTCGAGGCAGTCCCGATGAAGGTGACAGGCTGGTTGTTCAGGTCGGTGACGCCCTGGACATCGACGTTCTTGAACGCGCCGTCCCAGATCATGGCCGGGGTGATGACCAGATCGGTTTCGGAGCCCGAAGCGGTCGCGTCAGAAACGACGGTGAACATCTTCAGGAACGCGAGAGGCGCCTTGGTGACCGGGTTCACATCGTAAACGCCGTCGATGGTGAACACGTCGCCGGCCTTGACGGTCTGCGTTGCGCCACCAAGCGCGTCGATGTGGATGGTCTGCTGGTTGGTATCCTTCACGTCGGCATAAGAGATGGTCGAGGACGTGATGGACAGATCGATCAGGGTAGAACCGGAGCGTGAACCCGTGGTGTGGGTCGCCACGTTCTGGGTCATGTACATGTCAACGCCGCCGACCATGCCGGTGTTACCATTGCGATAGGCCGGCTTGTTGATCGTGTCGTTGTAGAGGTTGGTCTGGGAGCCCACGAGCGCCCAATGGTCGGCGGGGCAAAGAACCGACGTGCGGCCATCCTGCGGAACCGCGCCTTCATCGAGACGTTCGGGACCTTTTGCGAAGTCGGCGAACGAGTTGATGAGCTGGCCCGGAGTGCCCACCCAATTGGGAACGTTCTTGTACAGCGCATGCAGATCCACGTCGATCTGGTTGGCGAGCTGCACCATGGCCGGCCGAATAACGCGGTCGGACAGTTCCTTGATGTTGAGGGTCAGTTCCTGGGAGGTGAACTTGAAGTCGATGCCCTTGCGCTTGTCCACGGTGATCGTGGTCTTGCCTTCGGTGACGTTCTGCGCCGACGCGGTGGCGCCGTCACGAACCGTGAAGTCAGCCGGCTTGCGAACGGAGAGCGTGTCCCCGACCGTGTAGCCGTTCACCTTCTTGGAGATGTCTTCCTCGTAACCGCGAAAAACCTTCTTCGCCATCACGAGTTCGTTGTCGAGGATCGCGACCGCCGCCTTTGCGATAACGCTGGCGGTCAATGTCGTATTGGCCATTGCCTTTTTCCTTTGGGAGCTGCGCTAGATCAGCGCTTGTTGAGATACGCCGCCATCTCGTCCACGCTCATTTCGGTCACGCTCTTCCGTGCCGCGGGCGAAGCCTTCGGGGTAACGGTCGTCAGCGGCTTGATGGGAGCTTGAGGACGGGCCGGGGCCGCCTTCTGTTTCTGCATGGATTGATCGCCAAGCCATGCCAGGTGGAGGATCTTGTAGACCTGAGGCGTCATGGCAGCTTTGAGTTGGTCGATTGAAAAACCGACTCCCTGAGCAAAACCGACGATCTTCTTGTCCACTTCCTCGGACCACCCGGGAATTTCTTTCTGCGCAAACTCCCGCGTTTCATGCAGCCGGTTGGCGATATCTCGCTCCGCTTTCGCATTACGCTCTGCCTGCGTTTTGTCGAGGTATTGGGCGACCTGACCGCGCTGTTCCTTCAACGTCTGGAACTGACGCCAATGGGACATGGCACCCATCGGATCTTCCTGCTCAAGCCGTGCCCAGTCCACGTTCTGGTATTGCTGGAGCTGCTGATCGACGTTCATCAGGGCGGCATTCGCCTGGATGAATTCCTGCGAAGCCTGGAAGTGCTTTGCAGCTTCTTCGATCTTCGCCTCCGCAGATCGGCGCATTTCGGCGACTTCCTGCGTCTTGCGGGTGTAGTCGCCATTCTTGAGGTAGCCGTCCTTTAGCTCGGCCGGGACCTGGTATTTCTTCCCGTCGATCTCGATTTCGACCTGTTCCGGCGTTTCGGGCTGCTGGCCTTCCGCACCGTCTTCTCCTTCTCCTTCAGTCTCCGAGGCCTGCTCCAGTTCAGGCACTTCGACCTGTTCCGGCTGCACTGTCTCAGGCGCCTGCGTTTCGATTGCTGGCGTTGGTGCCAGTTCTCCGGCAATAGCCGTCATACCCTCAGTCATGAAGGCTCACTCCTTTGTCAGGTTGGTGAAAGGGTTGCGCCGCTTACCCTTGGCGCGCGGGATTCTGCTGGGGCTCTTCTGCCGCCTTGATCAGATCGACGCCGAGGCGGGCCTGATCCATCTTGAGATCGCCCTCGACATTCATGCGCTTGGTCTGCGCGTCGAACAGCTTGATCTCGTTGCCGGCCTTCAGGTCCTTGTTTTCGCCCTGAAGCTGTGCAATCGCTGCCTGCATATCCTGCAAGGCCTTCTGCACTTCCGGCGGGATCTGCTGTTGCTGGTTCATCGGGTTCATGGCCTCGAACCGCTTGGCGATCTCGTCGGCGCCCGGCCAATCGAAGTTCTTCGCCATGATGTCGGCCACGAAAGGTGCTGCCTGCGGGAAGGCCCGGACCAACTCGGTCATCTGGGCCGCGGCTTCCTCGCGCCTCGTGGTGAAAGATGGACCACTCGTGACGGTCAGGTCGTACTTGCCGGTGGCGATATCGTGCAGCGACATGATGGCCTGCCCCATCTTGTCCATTTCAGGCTGGCCATCCGCTTTCGTGACTGGCTGCGGCTGTCCTGAATTGACAGTGACAGTCCGCGGCGACCCATCCTCGCCGAGAACGCGGATGACCCGCTCCCCGGTGTAGACCTTCGGAATGAGGTCGATCAGAATGCGCCCGGTATGACGAATGGCGCGCGACAGGTTGTCGATGAAATGGAATGTGGCAACGTCACCTTCCCGCTGGCGAGCAATGATGGCCTTGCCGCTGGTCTCGTTCGAACGTGCGCCCAGCGATGCGTCGTAAAGACCGATGATGGTCTTCATGTCGTCCGAAGCGTTCAAGGCTTCCTGAAGCGCGCCGCCGGCCGGGCCAGCATCAAGCGGCTGCCGCTGCGGCATTTCCGTATCGTACTCAATATACGAATGGCTTTCCGTGTTTGCTGTTGCCCAGCGCTCCGCATCGCTGTCGAACGTGCCCTTGCGGCCGATGAACGGCACACGAGGGGCAAGCGCCACCAGTTCCGTTGACGTGGTGCGCCAGTAGTTGAACATGCGCTGCGCGTCTTTGGCGTTGTGGATCAGGCTTCGGAAATACCGCTTGCCCTCGACAACGATCTCATCCCCATAAACCGGAACGATCGGGATGTATTTTCCCGGCCATTCGTTGACCTCGATCACATCGGCCCCGGTCATGATGACCTGCGTCACCTTGTGGGATTTGGTCTTGCGCGGTTGGCCGACGATCTGCAGCATGCCGGTTTCGAGCCCAAGCGCGATATCGGAAAGGCCAGGATCTGTCTTCAGCTTCTCGGTCTCGTAGACGATCCCGTTGGAAAGCTTGACGATCTCCTTCTCGACTTCCTCGCGGCGCCACCATTCGGCAATCAAAACGGCATCGTCATCGATCCAGCTATCGGCCTTGGTCCAGGCATCGCTGTCGAAATCGACGCACATGTCGTCGCCGCCCGCGTTCTTCTTGTCCTTGTAGCGGGTCTTGTATTCCGTCTTGAGAACGCGATCGATGATGAAGGCAACGTTCCAGTCGGACGAATCCGCCGCCATGCTGTTCGGATCGCCATAAACCGCAAACTGGTTTGCAACCCGCTCGATGGTCAGGTCCATGTCGAACGAGTCGTCGTAGGCGTAATCCATGCCGATGCGCCAGTAACCGAAGCCGCCCGAGACGCTGGCCTCGATCGCAGTGTCATAGGCCACATCGGCATTGGACGTATATTCGATGTTGCGAATAAGACCGTTGATCACATCTGCTGTGTGCACGTCGGCATTGCTATCGACCGGGTGAACCTTGATCGACGGCTTGTTCTGCCGCGCATCGTTGACGACCTGGCGAATGAAGGCCGGCATCTTGTTGATCGTCAGGCAGGGACGCTTCGATAGCTCACGCTGCTTCAGGATGGCATCGGGCCATTGCTCGCCAAGCCTGGAAAAGCGGATGTCGTCGAGGGCTTCACGACGGTTCTCCTGCTCGGCGTCCTGGCATTTCTCGAATGCGTCCCTGCCCTGGACGAGGAGATCGTCGTTGTCTGTCTTTTCAGCCATCGTCATCCTAACCAACCGAACTGCGTTGCCGCACGGGGGTCTGATCGTTTCTTCCGCTCGACAACAGGCTCCGCAAACGTCAGCACCACGGCATCCCATTCATCGGGGGACCGGACACCGCGTTTGCGCATCTGCTCTTTGGATTCGATCAGGAGATATTGGTTCGTGTCGTAATGGTATTGAGGCCCACAGGCGTCAGTCTGGAGCGAGTCTTCATCTGGGATGTCTGCCCCACCGACTTCATTGAGCCAGTCACCCGAGCGCATCCACATTTCGGCGCGGCGGTTTTTTGGTCCCGGTCTCTTCTCACCGTTCGGCAAGATGATCTCGTATGATTGCGGAGCGCCCCCGAAATCGATCGGGACGACGATCTCTGAATATGGAGGGCCCCAATTCTTGAGGATGTCGTAAACACCGGCGCCCTGGCCACCAACGTCGATAAACACCCTGTCCGGCTTATCGAAGTCGATGATCTGCTTCATCCAATTCGCGCCAGCCACATTATCAAGCTTGTGCTTGCTTTCCTTCTTGAGGATTTTGCGGCCCCGGCGCCATGCGACCGAGAACCTGTCGTCCCCGAAGCGAGAAGGATCGACGCCCAGAATGAGCGGCCCGACACCTTCAAGATTTGCCTTGCGGGCTTTGACAACCGCCTCTGGCTTGATGAAGCTGTCATGCCCGGTCATCTGGAAAGCTTCCGCCGCGGTCGCCGGATATTCCTGCTTGAACAATGTCGGGTCTTTCAGCTCGGCAATCTTGGCCCTGCGCCAGACCATCTGCCCCATCGTGAGCCCATAGGACTGCTGGTATTGCTGCTCTTCCTCGTCGAGAGTGAACCCGGAAGGGACCGCGCGGCTGTATTCAGGTTGCCAATACCAAGGGATGAAGATCGCGATATAATCGCCTATCCCTGCTTCCGCTTGCTGCCAGCGCTCGTGAAACTCGCCGCCTACCCCGTTGGCCGTGCTTTCGAGAATGATCTCCGTCTCAGGAAGATCCGGGATAGCCTGGACGACGCCAGCGAAGTGAGTTGGCGCGTTAGGCCAGAAGGCGACCTCCGAGCCGTGGAAGAACTGAACCGTCTGCGATCGGCCGACAGCCTTTGCCCCAGCCGTGCCTACCGCATACCCGCTGTCCAGCTTGGGAAACGAAAGCTCCTTGGCATTGGACGCGCCGGTCGTCGGCTTGACCAGTTCAGGACAATGGTCGTGATACCGCTCGACCATCCCGAACAGGTTGTTGGTCGCATCCTGCTCATGGGTGAGGATGAATACCCGCCGGCCGCGCTTGTGCGTTGCCTTGTGGTAGTACCGGCCACCGACATAAGTCGAAATGCCCTGCTGCCTGCCTTTGAGGATAAGCGCCCTGACCTTGCCAGTCTCAGCAAGCTGCTGCTCCAATCGATCGTGAAGATATTGCTGCGCCTTGTTCAGCGTGAACGGCTCGACTGTACCGGCCTTTGTTCTGATCTTTAGGCATCTGCTGGAATAATGTGGGAAGTCATCGCGCAATCTCTTGCGGATTTCCTTCTCACGTTCACTCAAGCTCATTCAGTGCGTCTTCGTGCGTGAAGGTAAGGCTGCCTTCGAGCTGGGTAGGCAACACCTTGCCAAGGAGTGCCATGAACGGCCCTGGGTTTAGAGATGCCTGCGCCTTCAGGTACGAGACAAGCCCATTTCCGCCGATGTCGTCACCGGCATCCTTGGCTGCCTGGAGGATGGCGTCCTTGAGAAGGGCAGTCGTCTTGTTTGGGGTGCCCTTCTTGCGACCGGTCTTTGACCTATCGAGGCCTACTTTAGGAGCGTCGGACATTTGCACTCCCTCTCAGGTTGGTGCAGGGGTTAAGAAATTATATTCCACGCTTGCCGATACAGGCCCGCGATTTTTGATACTTGCTGGAATGGTTTTCTACCGAATTGCCCGCTTGACGCCGCAAATGAAGGGCAAACCAGCCCCGGAACGGGCGGCGCGGCATCTTCTGCCACGAGCGAAGCCTTGTTTTCGTTAAGGGGCCCGGTTTCGGGGTGCCTAGCCTGGAGGTCCGTTCCGTCTAAAGGGTATGTGAAGCGTTAGCTCCTGGCGTGTCCTGATAGGGCGGCTTTGGAGGCTTCTGAAATGCGCTGATAGTCTTTATTGCTCATCTGCAGATGAGGATGGCTATATGCGCCGGATTTGATCTTGAGAACTTCGACCTGAACGAGGGCGTTTTCTTCTGCTCTGGTCATGATCTCCGCCTTTCGGCTGTGGTGGCTAGATATTCGCTAAAAAGCCGAAGGGCGAGGTTTCCCCCGCCCTTAATCAAGACCTACCCCGGCTCCAAGCGCCGGATCAGTCGAGCGATACTAAGATAGTCTTTGTCTTCGATATGTCAAGTGAATCATAATGTTAGCGCCTTTCGGCCGAGGTTGGGAGCATATCAACAACGTTGCCATCATGAGGCAGTCGCTTCAGCACATGCGCCGATGCGCTCCGGCCATCATACCCACAATCATCATCGCGCTAATCCCCGGCTGGCTGCCCTTGTGGGGTTGCCGGCTCAAAAGCCTGATCGCAACATCTGCAAGGCATGCCAGGCCCGCAATCACATGCTCTCTTGCTCGGGGAGCAGATTGCGGTGGGAAGATCCGGGTGGTTCTCGCATACCCAGCCGCAGTCTTCGCAATTATCGCATTTGAAGGACATGGGCTTGATAGGTCCAGCCGGTTTAAATGGAAAGCCGCCGCAAAGGTGCAAATCTCTGCGACGGCGAGTAGCGATCGAAACGAAAGGTGTCCGAGCTACTGGACGATGGCGAACGCACAAGGACTCGAACCTTGAACCTGCCGGGTAGAAGCCGGCCGCTCTATCCTTTTGAGCTATGCGATCGAACAAGCCTGGGCTTGCCGTTGTACCTGTGAATGGGCTCGGGAAGGTGAGCCTTGCTCAATTTCCGCCTGCTTTGCGCAGTGACGATAACGCCACCAAACCGCCGGCTA